GATTTTGCAACAAGATCTTTAGTAGCATCGGATTTACCTTGCTCATAAAAATGTTTTGCAATAGAATCAACGTTTTCAGCGGCATACATAGCTTTGTGATAACCTTTAACATCATTTACATTACCTTTATCATCTAAGAACTTCTTAATTGTGTTTGTAATATTAGATTGTTTAGTTGCAACTTCACTTGGATTTTTAACCCCATATCTAAACTTTTTTTCTCCTACAGTAAAATCAAAACCTTTGAATTCTTCAGAAAAATATTTTTTAGTATTAGATTTAAAACTTTCATGCTGTTGTTGAGCTGTGCTTTGCTCCTCATTGTAACGGTTGAAAAAGTCTGTAGCCTTTTGTTGGTCTTGTGTCGTACCAGGTCTCAACTTGATTTCCTCGTAATATTGACTTTTTAAACCTTCTAAATGACCTTTGGCTTTAGCAACCTCTTCTTTATACGCAAGTTTCTTTTTACGAATCTCACGCTCTTCATCCACTTCTTCATCAAAAGAAAAATTATCTTCAATCATGAAATTAATTTCTTCTGAATCTAAGTGTGACTTAGCTTGTTTGTAATACTCTCTTAACAAAGTATCGTTATCTACATTAGAATAGTCAGCATTTAATCTAACGTAATCTTCTAATGTACCACCAGTTTGTTTCATAAAGTCTACGACTTTTTCAATGTTTTCTGGTAATTTAGCTACTTCCCTTGCCTCTTCAGGAGTTGGAGCAATAACTCTTTCTTCAATTTTTTCACCTATCTGTTCTATTTCTTCTTCTATTTTTTCTTCAATAGGTTTGGTTTCTTCTTTAATTTCAGAAACCGGGCTGGGCTCTGGTACTCGTTTGTCCACTTCAGGGCTATCTCCGGTTTGTTTGCCCACAACCACTTTCTCTGTTTCTCCGACTGGAATGGCATCTGTTTCTGTTTTAGGTTTTGATAAATCGACTTTAATAATATCGTCTTTTACCAATTGTTTTGGCTTACGTTTAATTTTAAACGTGCCTTCTTCTTTTACTTGTTCTGACATAATATAATATAATAAAAATTAATAAATAGTTTATTGTGGTGCAAACTGTTCAGCGCCAAAATTTCCTAATGTATCATTACCAGAAGATTCAAAATCTTTAGGTAAACCATCATTTTGTCTTTGACTTATAAGTTCGCTTTGCTGAGTTGCTTGAATTTTAGTTCTTTTATCTTTACGATCTTCAATAAACTGTTCTTTTTCACCAACTCTAGCATTATTCGCTTGAGCCAATTGTAAAGAATATTGAAACTCTTCTGCCATTAATTGTTTTTTAATCAAAGCTTCTTGTTCCATCCTTTGTATTTCAAATTGAGATTTAGCTTGTTCAATTTGTATTTCAGTTTGAGCTAAAGCTTGTTGTTTTTCAACTTCGCTCATAGCAGCTTGCTCTGCTGCTTTAGCATTAGCTTCACCTTGTGCTTGTATTTGTTGTTGTTGTGCAGCTTGATCTTGTTTTTGTTTTTGTATTCTTCTAAACTTTAAAACTTGATTAGCTAAAGATGTATTTCTAATTTCTCTAATATCAATAGCGTCTTCAAGATATATTTGATTTTGTTGTAAAGCCATTTGAATATTTTGTTCTATCATAGCTTTTTCTTCATCGTCTGGTTCTAAATTTAAATATAAACCAAAATCATATAAATGAAGATCTTCTATTTCTTTTAATGTTGCTACATTAAATTTACCAATACTAGATTTTAATGCATTATTTGTTAAAGAAAAATCTAACATATCAGCCACTCTTAAAGATATATTTTCACAAGCTCTAAGGGTTAAATATAAACTGGCGTCTAATATATGTTTTGTAGCAATATTAGATGCATTGGCAGCCATTTTTTGCAAACCAACCAAAGCGTTAGGATCAGGTTGACTACCATCTCTTGCTTCATTAAGACCTGTTACATCTCTTATCATCTGTAAGTAATACTGATAAGTGCTTACTAATGACTGTATTTTGCCATTAGCACTAGATGATTGTAATTCTTGAATAGGCACTTTACCTCTATTAGGATCACCGTCTTGCGTTAAACTTCTACCAACTATACTACCAGTTTGGAAATACATGTTTAAAGCTTCTTGTGGATTATAATTAGTACCATTACCTAGATCAACCTCTGCCAAACCATCAACATCAACAAACACACCATCTGGAACCATACGCTGTATTACTTGTTGTAATTTTAAAGATGTAAGTTGTATCATGTCAGCAAAACTTGTACACCTACTAACCAATGACTCTATACGACCTTGATATAAATTAGGAGCACACATAACATAATTCATATTAACCTTAGTTAAATCACTTTTAGGTCTTGTCATATTTTCAGCCATTTTCCACTCAAGCATTTGTGGAACACCCATTACTTTAGCTCCACTAAACAAAACTTCTATACTTCTTGAAACTCTTTCAAAGTTATCGCTTTCAGGAGGATTAAATGTATCAGGTTTTTCTAATGTTTTTTCTAAACCAGTATCAGTTTTTTTAATTTTAAAAACTTGATCTATAAATGTCTTATATTCAAAAAATAATATTTGAACTAAATCATTATCATAATTAGGATTAGCTATATAACCATCACGCCCAGGGTATCTAACCATTTGTTCCATTTCTCCGTCTGTAAGATATGGAAATTTCTTTTTTATTTCTGCCAAAGTCATAGACTTTATTTCTCCTACGTAATAAATATCTTCAAAATTAGGATCATTAGTATATGAATAAACTAAATTAGCAGGATCTACATAATCAACAACAACTCCTTCTGATTTATTAAAAGAAGTTTTTAAAGCTCCAATACCTATTGTCACGACATCTTCAACAACACGTTTTTTAGTTAAATCATATTTATTAAAAGCTAAAACATTATCAATTAATTCTTCTTCTGCTATTTCAACTGACTGTTTGTAGTTTAATTGCATGTGAACTTCTAGTTCTTCTTTAGTTTCTGGTAACTCTTCTGGATTAGCTGTTGCAAATAAATCAGCACCAATTTTGTTTTTTATTTCATTTAAAAAAGGTTTTGCTGCCATATCTCTCATAATGTCAGCTGCATATTTTGTTCTTAATTGTTGTGAAAAAGGATCTTGAGCATAAGCATTTATCTCATAATCTTTTGATGCTATACCGTTAACAACTATATCTACAAACTTAGGTATAATAGGTACTGGCTTCCAGTCTAAATTTAAATAAGACAAATCACCATTAATAGATAATTCGTCTTTATATTTTTGAACACTTTGCTCGCCACGAGCGTATAATCTTAAGTTATGGAAATTTTGATAACCTGTATTCCACCTGCTTCCATTTACTCTTCCTCCTCTAAACCACTCGTATTCAATAGCTTGCCCAACTAGCAAACCATACTCTAAAGTTTTCTTTTCCTCTTCAGATACCATCTGACTAGGAAATGCACTATTAATACCAGTGTTTAATTTCATCTATTAATTATTTTTGATGTACCGCCTCTATTATCATATTTAGAAAATGTTAAATTAACAGGTTCTTTAATAACTTCAGGATTTGGTCTATATTTATTTTTATTGCATGCCATGATAGCTAACCCAGAACTTATCGAAGCATCGTGCTTGGTTCTATCATTTATATTAAAAGCCGCCCAGTCTTCTAGTGTTCTTTGAAAATACATTGTACCATATTGTTCATTGTTGTAACCTACAAAATTTTCAATATAAGCTTCTATTGCGGCGGCATGAGCTTGTTTTATATCTTGACTTGAATTAGGTATTCCACCTATTTCTTTTTCTGTAATAGACAGTTTATGTATTGTTTTATCTGGTCTGTTCATTGCAAACTTTCTATAACCTCTTCTTTTAAAATGATATAAAAGTCTTGGCTTATTATTTTCAGCAAGTATTGGCATTCCATAAAAAACACAAGCCATAAGTACATCTTCAAAAAATATTTCGGCAGTTGGTGGTCTAGATATATATTCTAAAAAGAATAAATTAGCAGGCGCATCTTCCATGCTGAATTTAGTCAAACCATGCAAAGATCCTTTTGATCCTCTACCATCAACTGTTCCAGATATATCATATGAATCACAACCAAAAGCTCCCATGTGTTCATTACCAGGATGCTTGTTTCCATTTTTTATTATTATTCTATTTTGTTGATTTATATTAGGCACCCATGAAACTATAAATCTTCCATGTTTGTTTGGAATAAACATAACGCTTGTGTCTTTAATACCGTCTTCCCATTGAAAATTACCTTGACTAATAATGTTCGAATGTTTTAAATCTTCATTGTAATCTATCTGTTCGTAGATTTTAGTTAGATTAAATAAAGATTGTTTTGTTTCATCTCTGAACGCGTGTTTTTCTGTACGCGGAAACTGTCTATATAATTCGTTAAGTCCATCAGGGTCTTCCTTAAGACCATCTACTTCATTCTCCCAGTGTTCAATGACGCCAATTTCAATCTTTTGACCATCAACTCCATGCGTTTTGGATTTTGGAGTTTCAAAGACAGGGTATCCATAAGAATCAATGTATCCTTCGTAGTTCCATTCCATAGGTATAAACAAGCTATATAATCCTGAGCGAGTCTGTCCATTGCGGTTTCTTTTACTGACATTTGAGTCATCGTATATTTTTTTGTAGTTTCGACCTCCTTTATCTAAAGCATTTGATGTTGATCCCATCATACACTTACCTATAATTCTACTACCTAATCTTAATGTTGTTTTTGTAACTCGCCAGTTGTTAAGAATGTTTTCTGGCTTTTCCCATTTACCTGCTTCATCATGTACAAGTAGTGCAAGTTTCTCTCCGTCATAAGAGTTATCTCCTGTGTTTTTCCAGTCAATAGTTGTATCTAGTCCAACAATTTGTTCAATCTGTTCGTTACTATCAAGTTTTTTTCTAGTAAATCTTGAAGCCGGAACTCTGTAAGCAAGTTCTGTTTTTGGTCTATCCATACCATCTTGGATAGGTTTAAAGAAAAAAGGATAGTTGACTGATATGGGAACGATCTTATCTGTAAACATTTTTTTAGCATCAGCCCCTGACTTTGACAACACGCCAAATCTAGCATCGCTTGATATCGTGGCCATGTTAACAGTTTCGCCCGATGCCATGAAAGAGAATCCACTCCTTCTGTTTTTAAGATAGCACATGCCGTATGATCGTATATCGGACTTACAAGCTTCCCAGAATATAAAGAATAATCTGTTTGCTTCCCTAAAATCTGCTTGCCCAACATCAATCTTTGACCATTGCAAATACATGTAGTGAGTACCAGTAATATAGGTAGGAACACCTTTATTATAAAACCAGAAACCTTCGTCTCTTCTTCTAAATTCTTCATCAATGTAATCGTGTAGTTGTTCTTTAAATTTTACAGGATAAGCTTTCCAATCAAATATAGTTTTGATTTGCTTAAGTTCTTTTCTTGGTGTAAACACTTCCCAGTATTGTTCTAATACTTTTTTAGATCTTTTATAAGAGTTGTCTTCTAGTGGTAAAGCTATTACAAGGTTTTGTATTTCATAGATTTCACCGATTTGACCGGTTCTGCTTATTACTATGATATCGTATTCTTTATTGTAACCATACTTCCATTTCTTAGACTTATTAAGTCTTTTAATGACATGAGGTTTAATAGGCTCTATAATCTTATATAATGTTTGTTGATACATTATTTAGATCTTTTTTCAGCAAAACCACTAAATGTGTTTTCCTGTTTTTCTGTAGGTTTGTTTTCTATAATATTGCTTTCTTCTTCAATACGATTCAGTATTTCAAAAGCATCAAATATAGCAAGTTTTTTTGTAGCTGCTGCGTTTTTTAAACGATCAGCGGATATGTCATCATCCGAATCAACAATAGCTTCTTTGGCAACTTTAATTAGTTCTTCAACTGCTTTGTGCCCAGCTTGGATTATGCTCAACTTCGTTTCCTTGACGTTCATACTTTATAACAATATCATTAGATTTCATACAATATAGACGTTTGCCTTCAACGACAAAGTCATATTCACCACCTGGTTTGTAACCCACAAGCTGTCCTTCATTGATTCCTAGCGCTTCTAAGAAGCTATTACCATATTTTAATATGCCAATAAGGTTTTGCTCTTGCCAGTTGTGTATCTCATCAGTATCTTTTAATGGAGCTATAAAACATCTATTGTTAAAAGCTTTCCATTTGTCTTCTTTTTTATATAAATATACTTGATCTAGTTGAACAAAATATTTATTGTCTTTAAAATAAGACTTACTGTTTTTTTCCTCTCCTCTCATATTATACCATCTTCTAAATACATTGTGATGGATCATAACTAAATCACCTACTTTAATTGGTGTTTTATGAGACAGTGGTATTTCAATAACTTTAGCTATATTATTAACAGACTTAAATGTTTCTAATTGCGTGTTAATTATAAGGCTTTTGTCACCTACTTTTACTTTATTAGAATATCGCTGGCCAACAGGCTCAACGATAAAATCAAATAAACTTTTCACTAATATTCTAAGTCATACTCAACTGATATTGCCATGTTAGAATTAAACTTCTTCCACGGCAATACTTCGTCTTGTTTCTTAATGAATATATTATAAGAATTGTCTTCTTTATCAGAAAGTATATGTGATATTATGTGACCACCATATACTGACTGCCCTATCGAGTAGTGCATAGCATCAGTTTTGTAATCAGAACCAATACTTATCTTTCTAATTATAGAGGACATTATTTCTTATCTTCTTCCTTTTCAATAGGTGAGAACGATCCATCTTCCAAGTTAATGTTGATTGATCCATATTCATCTTCAAGTTCCTTTTTGAAAGCTTCAGTTTCCTTGTTGATTTCTTGGAACTTGCCCAATATTGCGGTTTTTTGGGCTTCTAAAAATCCAACTTCATTTAGGTGCTTGTTTAATTCCTTTTGAAATTCTTGAATTTTCTTTAATTGGTCTTCGGTAATCATTTGTTTTGCTTCACTCATCTTAATTTAATTTAATTGTTACTTATTGTTTTAAATTTTTCAACTCCTCTTGAGCCAAAATACGCTACATAGACAGTTATTAATAATGATTTTAAGAGGTTAATCCATTCGCCGTCTATACCGAATGAAGTATTAAATCCATCTAATAAGATAAAAACTACAAGAGATAAAGTCAAAAAGATTAAAGCCATCGGCCTTGTATTTTTACTGAGCCATGAATCTGATTTCATGTCTGACTCCCATCTTTTTGATATTTCTTGAAGCTCAATCATATCTTGCTCTAACAACATAAGAGCTGTTTCTTTGTCCTGCGGTGGTAAGTCTGGATCTTTATCTATAAGATTTTTAACCATACTTAGCACACCTTGATCAGGCAATATATTACTAATCACATCTATAACACCTGATTTACCTAGTAAGAACTTACCGACTTTAGTGTCTTTAAATTTCTTTTTTGGTTTAGACATAATTATCCTGCTTTATACGCGGGTGCTTCCCACGGTAATTTTTTATTTGCTTCGTTAAATGTAGATCTAGGATATGTTTTACCTTTAAAGTAAACGTTATCTTCATCGTAATCTAACTCTCCAGAAGCTAATTGTTTTATATGAACCTCTTCGTGATTAATAGTGTCTACTATATCCTCTTGATGTGTCATATCCTGGTTTATTAAAATAGTACCTCTTTTATCAGCTCTACCCATAATGTCATCGCCTAATGGCATGTTAACTATTGGTGTAGGATTTTTTTTAAAAGGTGGTTTTAATTTAAAACTCATTTTCCAGGAAACATTTTGTTTAAGTAGTTTTTACGCTGTTCACAGCCACAGGGTATGTTTAAACCCCGTGATACTGTGTCAACGATTTTCTTGATACCAGTTACTTTAGTAAAAGACTCTATTCTGTCACCTAAGCCTGGTTTCATGTTACGATATTACTGGTGCACTAAACTGTACAAAAGTTAAAGCTTGCCCTGTCGCGCTAATTGTAGCTGGAATACCACCAACTTTAGCAATAATACCTCCTGGATTACTAGCAATAGCTTCACTAATAGCATCAGCCACATTGTATCCAGCCGCAATAGTTGCTGCAGATAATACCGTGTGAGTAAATGTAACCGCTTCAAGTGCTGGATTAAATCCTTTTAAAAAGATTGTTACAGTTGTACCTACTGTACCTCCAGCTGCAGTTGGCAAAGTACCATCACCTTGTCTTACTAGCATAATGTCATCTTTTGCGACAACGTACTTTGTCTGACCGTTTACGGCCGTAATTGGAATTTCTAAATAACTCATAATAATTTTTTTTGTTTGTTAATTTGTTTTTTATTGGTATACTATTTTAATGGTATTATTTGGTTTACTTTATTTTACTACATGTCTCCTATACCATCTGCAGCATAAAATGGAACCATTTTTCCATCTTTTTTAACCATTTTTAATTTTTCAGATTTAGCTACGCTTTTTTTTTTACCATATCTAGTAAGACCATCAGGATCTTTATCTTGAGCTTTATTGTCTCCTTCTCTTTCGTCTCTACGATCTTTCATAGATTGAGATTTTGTAGATTCTTTACCATCTTCCATACCTAAAGATTCGTCTTCTCTATCGTCATATCCTTGAACTTTTGGCATGCTACTTTTTGATTTATGCATAAAGCCTCCTTTTGGATGACCTCCTGAAATAACTTTAGCTTGACCAAAACTATTGTAAGCTCCAGCCGAAACTTTTTTTTGCGATTCGTCCATCATTTTTGGTGCTAAATTTACTCCACCTCCTTGCATTTTACCTGCATTAGGTAAGCCGTGAATTCCTGGTGTGTCTTTTATACCTGTACCTTTTCCCATAATAATAATTTTTAATTTGTTTGTTTTTTATTTTTTTGATTTGCAGCCAAAGTTTTTGGCATAGTTAGCCATCTTAACAACAGCTGATGAATATTTGTTTTTTGATTTCATTACCATACTAGCGGCTGAACAAGCTGACATACCTCGTTTTTTAGCCCATGCAGTAAACTTTCCTTTATTTTTATCCTTTATTTCAGGAAACTTTTTTAATAGTGGCGATAACATTAATCTAAAGCTATTAAGTTAGTTAATCCATTTGCTACAGCAGTTACTTGAACTACCGATACTGGTAACACAAATCCTTCAGCAGGATTAACAAATGTCATTGTTTGGTTAGACGCTGTTAAAACAGATACACTAGCAGCTGCAGGATATACAAATGTTATCTTAGATAAATCTACAACTCCACCAACTATATTAGATGTTAGTGTTACAGCAAGCGTACTGTCTATGGTTGAAATAGTACCAATTAAAACACCGTCGTCATACACTAACATACCGGCAACTAATATACCTAAAACAATTGGTTGCTTCCAAGTTAAAATTGCTTGACCAGCTCCAGCTGTATTAGAGATGGCTGTAGTTACAACACCACCGCCACTACCTGAAAAAGAAGCCGGAGAGGAACCTATAAATAAATTATACTCATTCCATGAGCTTTGATTAACTGAAAAGAAAGTTATAACTGTATTTGCAGCTATAGCTTTGGCAGTGGTAAACGTTATTGTTGTTGTAGTTGCACTATAAACTACAGATTCAACTAACATAGCATCGTTAATAGTCCAAGCCAATTGACCACCACCAGCCGGAGCTGTAGCGAACATATTTCTTTCTATTCCTAGAACAACAGCTGTTAAAACAACAACTCGAGAAGTTGCCGCCATAGCGTTGTGATTTCCACTAGGTATGCTTTGTATTATTTTAGTTCTACCGTCAATTAAGTTTGTAGCACTTATCGCTGGTACAATACCTCCTTTGTATGCTTCTGTGTAATAATTTCTTATCATAATGTTTTATTTTTTTTTTTTATTTTAACATTTCCATCTTCGCCTAGCAGCTCTACCTCTTTCACCTTTCCATCCCTTTGATCTAGCGCAAAATGATTTTCTTCTTTTAGCATCTTTGCTACCAGCTTTTACTTTGCCAGTAACAGCTGTTTTTAGTTTACTACCTGGATTAGCTTTTTTATAAGCACGAACCCCTTTTTCAGTCATACCCGCACCTTCTTTAGCTTTTCTAAAGTTTCTACCTTTTCCTGTAGTAGTTTTTCTTATTCTTTTACTAGGTGACTGAGAATCTTGTAAGGCTTTATCAGTGGGATAATCTTTATCACCCGGTTGAGCAGGGCTTTCGCCTCTAGCTCTTTTAGCGTGCATGTTAGCCCATAGACCTCCTTTTGTAATCGGTGAAAAAGGATTATGATTTTGTTGATAAGCCATTATATTAATTCATATCTAGTTTTATCATTTTTTTTATAAGCTCTTAAGCATCTTCTTCTGTTTGCATCTTCTGAAATATAACTTACGTGCACCCAATCAGGATTATCTAAGTTACCAAACTCCCATATCATTTGATCATAATCTAAGTTTTCTTGTATATAATGATACATTTCTTCATTAGTTTTATAACCATAGTTATCATCTATGTCAATTGCACAACCTATACAGTGTTGAGAGGTTGTACTTCCGCCAATAGCAGAATTCAATTTGGGTGAGCGATAGAAACTATTAATAGCGATTGGACCACCAACAAATTTACGTAATGGTTCAAACACTTTTTCAGCAATAGTTTTCATGTTAATTAAATCTAAATCACGAGGTATATTGTCAATACTTAACCTGGTGGCCGTGTGAGATTTAATCCCTTCCTTAAATGATACGTGTTCACTTATTCTATCACTCATTTTAGTGAGTTTTTACTTCATCGAGCTTAAACCTGCAATACCAATACTCATTTGGCTTTTATAAGTTTTCATAGTAACAGGTCCCGGACTATAAGGTGTTGGTGCTTTTAGTATTTGCATACAATTGCTGCCTGATCTAGAATTACCTTTAACCAAAGGTCTTCCTGCCTCTGATAAGGGTCCATCCCATATTGCACTTGCTCCTAATTGATTTGGATTTTTTGCCATAATTTTTTTTTTAAATAAGTTCTTTTATATCTTCCCCTGGAATAGATATAGGTTCATCCATTATATTTGGCGCAGAAGTAATTAAGTTTTCAACTGGCTGCAAAGAACCATCTTCAATAACTGTTTCTGTTCCTATCATATTACCATTTCTTTGTAATTGTCTACCAAACTTTGGACTCATCTTTTGTTGGTCAATAGGTGAAATAAAATTATTTTTTATTTCAAAATCTAATTTAGGCATACCCATTAAGTCTCCAGAGTTTTCCATCATTTCCATGGGATTATTAAAATCTTTTCTTATATCATCTATTGTTGCCATTATTTCTTAGCTTTAAGCTTGTCTATTAGTTTTTGTAATTTTGCAATTTTTTTATCAATCGAAGAGTATACTTTTACTTCTTCTTTTTTAATTTCTTTTTTTGCCATGATTATCGGTTTTTATCTTTATTTACGTTGTTTATGGATGTAATCATTACTTTATCTATGTAACTTTTACCCTTCATTATTTTATTTCGTGCTGTAGACGTTGGTATGTCTTGTTTACCAAGCATAATACGATACATACGACTTATTAGTTGTTTACACTTAAAGGAAACTTTATAGATATTATACTTTTG